CTGCGTCTGCCAGACCTCTCAGTCACCCATGGCTTTATCAGCTTCAAGCCCCAGCGCTTTGAAGGAGGTGGCATGCGCTACCTTCGCTTTCGGCGTTGGCTGGATGAGGTATTGGCCACAACAGCGGGCCAGAGCGGTCCAGCGGCTCTGGGCGCCGTTTATTTCGAAGAGGTGCGTCGACACCTTGGCGTGGATGCTGCGCACGTCTACGGCGGTTTGCTGGCAACACTGACCGCCTGGTGTGAGCATCACCGTATTCCCTATCAAGGCGTCCCCGTAGGCACGATCAAACGACATGCGACGGGTAAGGGCAATGCCAGCAAGGCCGAGGTTATCGCCGCCATTCAGGCTGCCGGGCACGTGGTCAACGACGACAACGAAGCGGACGCGCTTGCCGTCATGGATTGGGCTCTGGCGCAACAGATGGCGGGGGGTGTTGGTCATGGCTAAAAGCTCAGTCAGCAAACCTCTTGAGCACGGAGAGCACGTGCAATTGTCCGGCGGTCGGATGGCAGAGTGGAATAGCTTGGGCGAGGAGGGCACCACCTACCGAACCGAGCATTTCAGGTGTGTGGATACGCTTGGCATCATGCTGCGCAATGGATCTATCACGGCACAGATGCATGATGCTGGTCAGGACTTTAACCGGACCTTCATTTTTGCCCAGTTAAGCCCAGCAGGCCCGCCGGCGCTTGATCGTATTCCTGGTGGTCAGTGGCGGGACAGCATGACCGAGCGAGTCGCCTTTGCCCGCAAAAGGCTGCATGAGGCGTTGGATGCGGTGGGGGGTATCAACAGCCCGGGTGGTTGCGCGGTGTGGCACGTGGCTGGGATGGGGCGAAGCGTCAAAGAATGGTCGCTGCTCGAGGGCTGGAATGGCCGGGTGCTTAACCAGTACGAGGCCAAAGGCATCTTGCTGGCGGCTCTGGGGGTGCTGGCGGTGCACTACGGCTACAGCCGCTAAAAAATACTTGTCAGTACGTTGTCCGGACGGTATGATGCGTCAACTTATGAAAAAAGGGGTCACTATGACCGCTGTTACCCATCCCAAATCCGAGCGCATCGACGTGCGAGCCAGCACGCCCGTCAAGCAATTGCTGCAGGAGGCGGCGCGTGTTGCGCACAAAAACGTGAGTGAATTTCTGCTCGATGCTGGTATTAACGCGGCCAACCAGACCCTGGCCGATCGGACCCGCTTTGAATTGAGTGCTGAGAAGTGGCAGGCATTTGAGGCCGCTCTGGATCAGCCCGTAGCTGACAAACCCAAGCTCAAAAAGCTTTTGTCTGAGCCGGGATTGCTTGGTTGAATTCGCCAGTCTACGAGCCAGTTCGTAAACTGGTCGGCTCGGACGCTGTTGAGTCCTTTGATTGTGGCCAGCCTGCGCTGAATCAGTTTTTGCAGCGCTTTGCACTGGTTAATCAAAAATCAAATAGCGCGCAGACCTATGTGAGCTGCCATTCTGGCTCGGTCGTCGGTTTCTATAGCTTGGCCGTCGGCAGCGTTGAGCCAGCAGCGGCCGCACCCCGTGTCACCAAAGGGATACCGCAGCACCCTGTGCCCGTGATGATTCTGGCCAGGCTTGCTGTTGACCAGCACCATCAAGGCGTAGGGCTTGGCAAAGCGTTGCTCAAGGACGCTCTGCTTCGAACCGCGCAGGCAGCCGACATTGCCGGGATTCGTGCATTGCTCGTTCATGCCAAGGACGATCCTGCCAGGCAGTGGTACCTGAATTGGGAGTTTGAACCCAGTCCCTCGGATCCATTTCATTTGTTTCTTTTGATGAAGGATATCAAGTCGATGGTCACCAGTGGATAAGGGCCCCTCTGCCGGTCTGGCCCGTTTGGTCGCTGGATGAAAACCGCTTGACCGGTATATATCGATCGGATACGATCCAGCTAATCACTAAAGATGCGCCCACCCAGTTCTTCTCGGTGGGCGTTTTGCTTTCTGCTCCCCAAACCCGCCCGCATCACCGAGGCGGGTTTTTCATTTCTGGCGCTGATGAACCCAATCAAACTTGAATACCGCGCAGTCGACGCGTTGATTCCCTATGCGCGCAATGCCAAACAACACTCTGACGCGCAGGTGGCGCAAATCGCCGCAAGTATTCGTGAATTTGGCTGGGGCGCGCCGATTCTGATTGATGGTCAGAACAACGTCATTGCGGGCCATGGTCGACTGCTTGCGGCACGTAAGCTCGGACTGCTCGAGGTTCCGGTTGTGCCGATGGAGCATCTCACGGATACCCAGCGTCGCGCACTGATCCTGGCGGACAACAAGATCGGCGAAAACGCCTCGTGGGAAGACGAGCTACTCGGGATCGAACTGTCCGAATTGAAAGACGCTGGATTTGATCTGGGTTTGACCGGCTTTTCTACCGAAGAGTGGGAAGCATTGATTGCCGGTGAGGAGCAGACCAAGGATGGACTGACTGATGACGATGCAGTCCCAGAGGTTTCAGAGAATCCAATTTCAAAGCCAGGTGATCTCTGGATTCTTGGGGAGCACAAGTTGCTCTGTGGTGATGCTACGAAGTCTGACGATTACAAGACGTTGCTGGGCGAAGAGTTGGTTGACATGACTTTCACCGATCCGCCTTACAACGTGAACTACGCGAACACGGCCAAAGAAAAACTGCTCGGGAAGAACCGCCCGATCATGAATGACAATCTGGGCGAAGGGTTTGGCAGCTTTCTGTTCGATGCTTGCGACAACATCCTGACGCGCACCAAAGGTGCTATCTACATTGCGATGAGCTCGTCGGAATTAGATACCTTGCAAGCTGCCTTTCGTGCCGCAGGCGGTAAATGGTCTACCTTCATTATCTGGGCCAAGAATACCTTCACGCTGGGTCGGGCCGACTATCAACGTCAATACGAGCCCATTCTCTATGGATGGCGTGATGGTGCCGATCACTACTGGTGTGGAGCCCGGGACCAAGGTGATGTATGGAACATCAAGAAGCCCGCCAAGAACGATTTGCATCCGACGATGAAACCCGTGGAACTGGTCGAGCGCGCGATCCGCAATAGCAGCAAAACACGTGATCTGGTTCTAGATCCCTTCGGTGGTTCCGGCACGACGTTGATTGCGTGCGAAAAATCAGGGCGTCGCGCCCGAATCATCGAGCTTGATCCTAAGTATGTCGACGTCATCGTAAAGCGCTGGGAAGAGTACACCGGCCAGAAGGCACAGAAAGCCAATGCGCCGGTGTTAGATGAGTCTCTGACAGACGAACCTTCTTAAACGTAGGCGATGCGATATACACGTTCGGCGTTTTCATCTTTGACCGAGACGATCGTGAGCCCCAGTTTTTTCTTTAAAGAACCAGCAAAGGCGCCGCGCACCGTATGTGATTGCCAGCCAGTGGCTTCGCAGATTTGAGTGATCGTGGCACCTTCGGGGCGCTTTAAGAGGGCGATCACCTGAGCCTGTTTACTGTTTTCACGTGTTTTGATCTGGTCGGGTTTCTTGGATTCGACCAGGGGCGGCTCGATACCAAGGGCTGCGTACGCTGCCTTGGTCATCACGGTGGCGCGCTTATTTTTTGAAATCAGACCGGCTTTCACCATGCTTTCAACGGTCTTTGCCTTCGCACCGCCTTTTAACGTCTCGGGAAACCAGTCGATTCTGCCGGCGGTATGTTGATGGGCGTGGTTGAGAATCGCTTGTTGAGTGGCCGTGAGTTTAATGCTCATGATGACTTCCTTTCAGGTGGGTTGATGGCGTTGGTATGAACGCTCTAGTCCCGAAGAAAGCCAAGTTAATTTCCCAATCGTGTCGCTTATTTCTTGATTGATTACTCATATGCCAATCAGTGCCCCCACACCTTGCCGGCATCCCGGCTGTGGGGCGGTATTGGCAAAGCCGGGCTATTGCCCAGCGCACCGTGGTGCTGTGCATCGTGACTATGGCCGAGCAAGACGATCTTTTGATTCGGAGCTTGGCTTTTACCAGTCAAAGAACTGGCGAGAAGTTCGTGCGGTGCTACTGCGTGACCAGCCCCTGTGCGTGCGTTGTGAAGCGGCAGGGCGCTTGGTTGCAGCCAAGGTCGTCGACCATATCGTACCGATCAAAGAGGGTGGTGCACGCTTTGACCGATCCAACCTGCAGCCTCTCTGCGTCGCTTGCCACAACCGCAAGACGGCCAGAGAGACTGCCGGAAGGCGCTCCCCCTAGGGGGGATAAATCTCTACGGTTGAGGGGCAGCGATGCGCGCGCCTGCCCAAATTTTTGTGACCGCAAAATTCACGACCCCCTATTTCGGGGGTGACAGGTATTGGGGAGCAAAGGGGTGTTGATATGACCAGCATCGAAGCTGTTCGCAGTTCGCCTGACGCCGGTGAAACGCTGGGCACGGCCTTTGAAGAGAGTGAGTTGACCCAGATGGCCGTCACCGATGCCGACTGGCAAGTGTTGCGGGTGACAGAAAGGGAACTCAAAAGCATGGCTCCGAGCATCGAAGATATCTTGGCCATAACTGATGCCGATTGGATGCGTCTTCGAGTGCCCCAGGATGCCCTCATTCGGGTAAGGGATGATTTGATTCACCGTCTGGGGGTCAGTACGCGAGAACTGGCGTGGTTGAACCGCGCCATAGAAAGAGGAAAGCATGGCCACAAGGGGGCGAAAACCGGCGCCGATTGAACTGAAGCTGCTCAAAGGTAATCCGGGCAAAAGAGCCATCAATGCAAAAGCGTCGGTATTGCAACAGCCAGAGGCGCTGGCTGATGACGCCACGCCTGGCATGTTGCTTGAGGAGGCCAAGCCTTACTGGAACCACGCGATCGCGCATGCACCGCGCGGACTGCTGCGTAAACTCGATGTGTACCTTTTGGCTGCGTGGTGTAACGCGGCCTATCGCTACGAATACAACATCAGGCTGGCGGCCAAATCCGATGTCATTCCGGTGCGCGGCGCCAAGCTTGCGGGGCTCGACGCCAAGGACCGCCCCGTGATGCACAACCCGTTTTCGACGGCGGCGCGGGCCTACCTGAAGGACATGACCATGTTGGCGGCGGAGCTGGGCTTTACGCCGAGTTCGCGCGCGCGACTTGGCGCTGCAGAAAGCGCCGTCTCGAACTTAGAGGACCCTTGGGAGCAAATTGCCGGGTAACTTGTGAGCTACAGTCAGTCAGGCCGTCAACTTGGCCGATACCAGGCGGTTGATGCTAAGGCCCTGTTCGGCGGCCTCCGTGGCTAAAGCCCGATGTACCGAAGACGGAATGCGAACCATGAAACGACCGCTGAACTTTTTCTCTGCCAGCGCTTCAGGTACTGATTCCCCCGAGGCCATCATGTCGGCCACCGCATCGGCCACGACCCGACGAATGCCCGAGAGCGCTTTTTCAGGGGTGGGTGCGAGCCAGGACAGCGAGGGAAATTCTGCGCAGAGCCCAACGTGCTCGTCGTCCTCGGCAGACCAGGTGACTCGGTAGGTGTAGTGATTGATGTTCATGCCTATGCTCCTAGACGTTCGATGGCCAGCAGAACCTGCCGGACCTGGTAAGCCTTTGCCTTACCTTTGTCGTTTTGAATGTTCACCCGCGGATCTCCCTGCCAGGGTGTCTTGTAGACAGCGTGACTGCTGCCGCTTTGTCTGGGCTTTCCAAAATACGCCTCGCAGACCTTCTGAAGATCGGCAAAGCGGACATTGGTGGGCGCTTTGCGCATCTGCTCAAGGATTTTTTGGGAGCTACTCATTAACAAATGGTATCAATAACGGTATCACTTGTCAAATCAGATGAGTGCTCGAGCCAAGGATTGCCCGAGCGACTATGTGGCGAACGCCAAACGGTACGCCGAGCAGGTGGTGGCCGGAGAAATCCCGGCTTGCCTCTGGGTACAGCGGGCCTGCCAGCGACAACTGGAAGACCTCGCCAAGTTCAAAGGAAAAGCCAGTCCGTACCTTTTCAACCCTAAGCTCACGGACAAGGACGGCAGGGGCTTTCAGCCAGCCGACAATTTGTGCGCACTCATTGGACGATTGCCCCATGTGAAGGGGCCGCTGGCTGGCGAGCCGATTCAACTGGAGCCCTGGCAGGCCTTTATCCTGACAACGGTGTTTGGATGGGTCAAACCCAATGGCACGCGCCGGTTTCGGCGCTCGTACATCGAGGTGCCTCGAGGTAACGCCAAGTCGACCCTGTCGTCGGCCGTGGCCCTCTACATGCTGGCGGCCGACCGTGAAGGCGGTGCAGAGGTTTATTCGCTTGCAACCACGCGAGATCAGGCTCGGATTGTCTTTGGCGATGCACAGACTATGGCACGAAAAAGCCCTGGCTTTCGTCGCCGTTTTTCAGTCGAGGTGGGTGCACACAACATGCACGTGCTGGCTTCAGGATCGAAATTCGAAGCCCTGTCTGCAGAAGGCTCAACCTTAGACGGTCTGAACATTCACTTCGGCTGTATCGATGAGCTACATGCACACAAAACTCGTACCGTCTATGACGTCGTTGAAACCGGCACTGGGAAGCGAGACAACTCGCTGCTGTGGGTGATCACGACCGCCGGGAGTAATCGCGCTGGTATTTGCTACGAGGTCCGAACCTTCGTGACAAAATTACTGGACGGAGTATTCGAGGACGATACTCAGTTTGGAATCATCTACGGCCTGGATGATGGTGATGATTGGACATCTGAAAGTTCGCTTATCAAAGCGAACCCTAACTGGGGAATTTCAGTGCGACCCGAAGTGCTGTTGCCATTGCAGGCAAAGGCCATGCAACTACCTAGTGCGGTCAACAATTTCAAGACCAAGCATTTGAATGAGTGGGTCAACGCCGATACCGCTTGGATGGACATGCGGGCGTGGGATGCCTGCGCCGACAACGCGCTCGATATAGAAGTATTTGCAGGTCAGCCCTGCTGGATTGGCCTCGACCTGGCAAGTAAGACGGATATTGCCGCGCTGATGATGCTGTTCGTGCATCCGGAGATCTCGGACGCTTACATCGTCTTTGGGAAGTACTACCTGCCCGAGGACACGGTAAACGCATCGGGCAACAGCCAATATGAAGGTTGGATGCGCACGGGACGACTCACGGTCACACCCGGCAACGTGATTGACTTTAGCTGGATTGAGGCTGATCTGCTCGATATGGCCTCTCGCTTTGCCATACAGGCCGTGGCCTTTGATCCGTTTCAGGCAACCCAACTATCAACCCGCATGCTCTCAGAAGGTTTGCCGATGATTGAGGTGCGCCCAACCGTGTTGAATTTCAGTGAGCCCATGAAAACGCTGGAAGCGCTCGTTCTACAAAAGAAGCTCACGCATGATGGCGATCCGGTGTTGTCGTGGATGGCGAGTAATGTCGTTGCTCACCTTGATGTTAAAGACAATATCTATCCACGTAAGGAGCGCCCTGAAAACAAGATCGACGGGATCGTCGCCCTCATCATGGCGCTCTCGCGCGCAATCAAGCCGGGAGATGCCATTGTGCTGGGATCAGACTATGAATTGATGCTGCTTTAATCCCATGGGATTACTGAGTTTCTTCGATCGGTTTAGAGCCTACCGAGCTGACCGATCGGCCTGGAGTGATTTCTACTTTGAGCCGGTGGGCGCTAAAAGCATCTCCGGTATGCGTGTCTCCTCCGACGCCGCGCTGCGATTGGCCGCCGTCTATGCGTGCGTGCGCATCTTGTCGGAGACCATGGCCTCTTTACCCGTTGTGGTCTACCGAATGAGACCTGATGGCGGGAAAGACCGTATCAAAGATCATTGGCTTTATCACCGACTGGCGCGCACCCCTAACCGGTACCAGAATCCATTTGAATGGCGGGAGATGCTGCAGGGTCACTTGACGCTACGCGGCAATGCGTACTGCCAGATTCTGGCCAATAGGGATGGGGAAATTAAAGAACTGCTTCCCATCCACCCCGACCGGGTGAAGCTCGAGATGCTCTCCAATGGTGATTACCGCTATCGGATCAGTCAGACAAGCGGGACCGACATAGTGTTACCCCGAGGCGAGGTCTGGCATCTGCGCGGCCTATCATCCGATGGACTGATGGGAATGAGTCCGATTGAACTTGCCCGCGAGAGTCTGGGAATGGCCTTAGCTGCTCAGGACTATGGTGCACGATTTTTTGCCAATGACGCCAAGCCCACCGGAGGCTGGATCGAGTTCCCGGGTAACTTCAAGGATGCAGAGGCCAAGCGCGTATTCAGAGAGTCCTATCAACAAGCGCAGTCTGGCTCAAATCGGGGCAAGGTGCTGGTGCTTGAAAACGGCATGAAATTCCACGAGGTGGGTGTCACCAACAAAGATGCGCAATTTTTGGAACTACGAAAATTTCAGATCACTGACATTGCCCGTCTCTTTAGGGTGCCACCGCACATGATTGCCGACTTGGATCGAGCAACGTTTTCCAATATCGAACAGCAGTCGCTTGAATTCGTGATGCACACGATGACGCCTTGGGCAGAGCGCTGGGAGGCCGCGATTGAAAGAGACTTGATCTTTGAGAACGAAGATCTGGAAGTTGAATTTGATTTTGCGAATTTGATGCGCGGTGATGCCGCCAGTCGTTCTGCCTACTATCAAAGTGGCATACAAAATGGCTGGCTCACACGAAACGAAGCTCGAGCAGCGGAAAACTTGAATCCAATCGTAGGGTTGGAGCAGCCACTTCGACCACTCAACATGGTTGAGGAATCCGACGCAGAAGAATCTGAATCTGAAAATTCCTCCTCAGATACGGACTCCTCGACTGAAACTGAAACCGAAACCGAGGCTGAATCCAATTCGGGACTAAACCCAGTCGATGCTGATTTCCGACTGCGGTTTGGTGCGCTCGTTGAATCGAATGCACGGCGCCTCGCGCGAAGAATCCACAAAAAGGGAGCGATTGCCCCGAGCGATATTTCGCTCATTGCTGAGGCCATGGGTATTAGCTACAACGCTGCTAATCACTGGTCCACAACCTGTGATCCGATCCCGGACGAAACCACATTGAAAAACCAATTAATTAAATTAGGAATGGCAACATGAATGCTTCACTTTTACTTGGCGAATTTTTGAGTACGCCTTGGGCCATGATGCCGGATCGGCTTCAGGCTATCGCCGGCGTTCTGGCTCGCTGGTCAGCAGGGGAATCCCCTGATGATGTAGTGAAGTTTCAAATCAATAGTGACCGAGTGCTTCGGACCACACGAAAGCAATATGCTGCTGAGCGATCGGATGCCGGGATTGCTGTCTTGCCGCTTTATGGAGTGATTACCCAGCGCGGCAACATGATCGACAATATTTCCGGACCGGGCTGTACCAGTACTGAGCAATTCTCAAATGCACTTCGACAACTTGTGACCGACGATTCGGTTGGTCAAATATTGATCGACATTGATAGCCCCGGTGGCAGTGTCTATGGCGTATCTGAGTTGGCAGATGAAATACTTCAGGCAAGATCTCAAAAGCCCATCATCGCGGTTGCCAATAGCCTAGCGGCTTCCGCCGCCTACTGGATTGGCGCATCAGCCAGTGAGTTCTACGTGACCCCAGGTGGTGAAGTGGGCAGCATCGGCGTTTGGCAAGCACATCAGGATTTCAGTAAGGCCATGGATGAAGCCGGCATCAAAACAACGCTCATCGCTGCAGGGCCTTACAAAGTCGAGGGTAACCCTTACTCCCCTCTGGATTCCGAGGCACAAGCTTTTATGCAATCGCGCGTAGATGATTACTATCAGGCCTTTACCAAGGCGGTCGCCAAAGGCAGGAATGTCGCCTTAGCTGATGTTATCTCTGGCATGGGTCAAGGCAGAGTCCTAGGCGCACAAGCTGCCAAACAACAATCCATGGTCGATGGCATTGCGAGTTTTGACCAGGTTCTAATCAACATGCAGAGGCAGGCCCGTACCTCGATGGCCAACAAGACTAGTCGTACGCCTCGCCTTCAGCGGGCCCGCGATGCGGTTTCATTGATGTAAACAAGTCATTGAATTGATGCGCTCCGTTGAGCGCGACCACTACTGCGACCCATAGGTCGCACCCAAATAGCCACCCTAGTTCGGGTGGTTTTTTCATTTATGGAGACACCTAATGAGCAATAAATTGCTCGAGCTGCAAGCTCGCAAAGCCAATCTAGTCAAGGACGCACGAACTCTGACCGATATTGCCGCTGCTGAAGAGCGCGATATGTCTGACGAAGAGCTCACCACCTTCGATTCTTTGAAATCAAAAATCGAAGCAGCAACGAATGCCATCGACCGCGAAGCGGCATTGATTGCCGAGGAGGCGCAAATGGCCCACGTCGCAATGTCAACACCGATTATCCCCTCAGCCATTATTTCGGTGACGGATAATCGGGACGCGAATCCGACGCACGGATTTCACAGCGTGGGCGAATTCTTAAAAACCGTCTGCCAGGCGCAAAAGCCCGGCAGCACGATTGATGAGCGGCTCTTGATTGGCTCTGGCCGAGGTGCTGCGGTTCCGACCAACTTTGGTAACGAGGGCTCCGCACAAGACGGCGGCTTTCTGGTGCCGCCACAGTTTGCGCGTGAAATCTTCCATCTCTCCTTGGGCGAAGATTCGCTGTTGCCCATGACGGACAACGTCGAGATCACCGGCAACACGATGGCATTTCCCAAAGATGAAACGACCCCTTGGGGCAGTAATGGCATTCGCGCTTACTGGCAAGGTGAAGCTACACCGGCGGTTAGCACCAAACCGGTATTGGGACTCTCGACCCTGCGCCTGAAAAAATTGATGGCCTTAGTTCCCGTAACAGACGAGCTGCTAGACGACACCAACGCACTCTCCACTTACCTGCCTGAAAAAATTGCCACCTCCATTCGCTGGAAGACCAACGAGTCGATTCTCTTTGGCTCGGGCACTGGAGTGCCGGTCGGTTGTATGACCAGCAGCACAACCGTCACGGTCGCCAAAGAGCAGAACCAGGCAACGCAAACGCTTTTGCCACAGAATCTCGCCAAGATGATCTCGCGTCTGCCACCGGGCAGTTTCGGCAAGGCGGTCTGGATTGTGAATAACGATGTGCTACCGGCACTCTTCACACTCACGTTGGGTAACTATCCGATCTATTTGCCCACAGGTCTTTCAGTCGGTGGCATTCAGATCTCGCCTTACGGCAGCCTCCTGGGTCGGCCGGTCTTTGTATCTCAACATGCCAACACCTTCTCCGGACAGGGGGATGTGCTGCTGGCTGACCTTTCCTACTACCAAACCATCACAAAAGCGGGTGGGATGCAAACGGCGACCTCCATGCATCTGTACTTCGATGCGGATTTGACGGCCTTTAGGACCACCTTCCGCATGGATGGCCAATCCAAGATTGCAGCGCCCATCTCTCCTGCCAAAGGCAGCGCGTCGATGTCGCCCTTTGTTCAACTTGGCGCTCGCTAACTAGCCCACCATTTCAAGGAGATTTGTATGTTTCCCAACGCAAAAGGTAGTGAACGACTGGCAGTTCTTGCCAGTATTGATCCAAGTAACCAGGCGGCTGGTGTCGCAGCCAGTGCTTGGGTGGCTTTGAATGCGCACCATACGCTGTTGGCTGTGATTGAGACTGGTGCCATGGCTAATGGCAGTACCGTGGATGCGAAGCTTCAACAAGCAACGGATGCCACGGGTACAGGCGCCAAAGACATCGCCGGCAAAGCAATTACCCAGCTGGCTCAGGCATCAAATGGTGCGAACCGTCAGGCGATGATCAACCTTCGCCCAGAAGAGCTGGATGTCAATGGCGGCTTTGCTTATGTTCGCGTCGCAGTCACCGTTGCTAGTGCTGCTGCCCAGACCGCCGCGCAATTGCTGGGGATTGATCCCCGCTTTGCTCCAGCTGAAGGCGCCAACCAGGCAGCGGTTGCGCAAGTCATCTAATCCGTGTCGCTGCAACTCGTCACGCCACCCGCAGGGGAACCGGTCTCTCTGGCCGAGGCCAAGCTTCACCTGCGGGTGGATGTTGACGATGATGATGCGCTCATTGGCTCCCTCATTTCTGCTGCCCGTCAGGCAGCAGAGACGTTAACGGGGCGCCAGATGATCAGTGCGCGCTGGAAGCTGGTACTGGATGCATTTCCATGCCAGACAATCCTGCTCGCCAAATGCCCGGTGCAATCGGTCGTGAATATCCAGTACCTCGATATGAACGGCATGAGCCAAACGCTGCCTTTGGTCGACTATGTGGTGGATACCTCTTGCGAGCCGGCGCGAATCACCCCGGTGTTTGGCAAGACCTGGCCACCCACCCTGCCGCAGATTGGTGCGGTGACGATCACCTTTGATGCAGGGTACGGTGCTGCATCAGCAGTGCCCGAAGGCATTAAGAGTTGGATCAAGCTGCGTGTGGGCAGTCTCTATGCGCATCGCGAGGAGATGTCTATTCTGATGCGCGGGCGGATTGACCCGTTACCATTTGTGGATGGCTTGTTGGATCCTTACCGGGTGGCGCTTGTATGACGGCAGTCCCGGCAGGCATGCTCATCCATCGGCTGGCCTTCGAACGTGCCACAAGGACAGTCGATGGGTTGGGTGCGCCAACGCGAACTTGGGTACCCGTCAAAACCGTCTGGGGAAGCATTACCCCCATCGCGGCTCGGCATTTGGTCATTGCGCAACGTCTGTCAGCAGAGATCACGCATCAGATCACTGTGCGCTACCAAGCGCTGTTGTCTGACTTGCGAGACCTCCCAAATTACCGGGCCTCGCACGGTGGTCGGATCTTCAAAATCCATGGGGGCATCAACGAGGATGAAGAAAACGTTCTCGTCACTCTCTTTGCGTCTGAA